CCAGATGATAATCCATCTCCACTAACTGATGGACGTTTAGGTACAGCACTTATTCAGGAATTTAGATTTAATCAATACTGTAAGCGTTTACAAGCGTCTTTGGCACGTATTCTTAATACAGAATTTAAACTTTACTTAGCGTACAGAGGATTTAATATTGATAGTAGTTTATTTGATATTAAATTTAATGAACCGCAGAACTTTGCTAGTTACAGACAAAGTGAGTTAGATGCAACACGAGTTTCAACATTTAATAATTTAGAGCAATATCCATATCTTAGTAAGCGTTTCTTATTGGAGCGTTACTTAGGTTTATCCGAAGAAGAAATGACTAAAAACGAGGAACAGTGGGAAGAAGAAAACTCCAAACAGCAAAATATTGATGCAGAAGGACAAGACTTACGTGGTGTTGGTGTTATGCCGGGTGGATTTGAAAGCGATATTGGAACTATGGATGAACTTGCAGGAATGGAAGATATGCCTGACGAAGATATGGGTCCGGAAGGCGGAGTTGATGCAGAATTAAATCCAATGGCCGCTGAAGCACCACCTACACCAGGCGGAGATGTTGGCGGATTACCATAAATAGTACTATGATATTAAACGAACTTTTCAATAAAGCAGTTCCTGGATACCAGGATTTAGAAGACGACAATACACAAATCACAAAAGATGATTTGCGTAAAACCCGTCTTACTTTAAAACAAATTAATAAGTTACGTCAAATGAATGACATACGTAATATTGAACGTAAAGAAAAGTTAGAAAAAATTCAAACAATGTATTCTGCTCCAAGTGAGGATATGGGTGGCGGTTTTTAAGTAGAAATCTTAAAAATCACACAAAATTACACAAAATTCTTAAAAAAGGCACCTTTCTGCTTGGATTTTCTACATTCCTTGTAAATACACACACGAACATTTTAATTTTTGGAGTTAACAATGAGTAACAAATTTGAGAAACTAATTGAGTACGTTATCAACGACGAAGATCAGAAGGCTTCTGATCTTTTTCATGAAATAGTTGTTGGTAAATCACGTGAAATTTACGAAAGCCTAATGCAAGACGATATCGGCGGTGACGAAGTTGATGATTTTATTGACGATGTTGAAGCTGACGAAGAAGGCATTGAACTAGACAACAACGAAGAAGAAGAAGTTGTTGATATGGACTTCGACAATGACGGCGAAGCTGACGATCACGAAGAAGAGCACGAAGATATCGAAGATCGTGTTGTTGATTTAGAAGATAAGTTAGACGAGTTAATGGCTGAATTCGACGAGTTAATCGACGATGGTGCAGAAGAAGAAGTTGCAGACGAATTAGAAGCGGAAGAAGAACTTTCATTTGAAGAAAGTGCAGACGCTGATGCAGAATTAGAAGAAGATGAGTCTAAAGAAGAGTTAGAAGAGAGCGCAGAATTAGAAGCGGCTCCTAAGCCAACTACTTCAGAAGAAGGTTCTGTAAACACTAAGAGTGCTAATGCAGACGATGCAGGCAAGAAAGCAAAAACAGATGCTAAGCCTGTAAGTACAGATACATCAGCAGAAAAAGGTCGACCTGCTCCTAAAGCACAAGATTTAGGCGTTGATGGTCCAGAAGGCGGTGCAAAGTTAGAAAAAGCACCAGCACCTAAAAAAGGTTAATAAGAAATGGCGTTCTTACAAGAAAATTTATCATTTGATGCCGCTCAAGTAGTACTTGAGCACGAAGAAGGCACAGAAGGTAAATCATTATTCATGAAAGGACTTTGCATCCAAGGTGATGTGAAGAACGCCAACCAGCGTATCTACCCAGTTAATGAAATTAATAATGCTGTTAAAACATTAAAAGAACAAATTGGCGGTGGATATTCTGTATTGGGTGAATTAGACCACCCAGATGATTTAAAAATTAACTTAGACCGTGTGAGTCACGTTATCACAGATATGTGGATGGAAGGCGCAAACGGTTTCGGTAAATTAAAAATATTGCCAACTCCAATGGGGACATTAGTTGAAACCATGTTGAGTAATGGCGTTAAATTAGGTGTCTCGAGCCGTGGTAGCGGTAACGTTAACGAAAGCAACGGACATGTAAGTGATTTTGAAATAGTAACAGTTGACGTTGTAGCACAACCTAGTGCGCCTGATGCGTATCCAACAGCAATTTACGAAGGATTGTTGAATATGGAAGGTGGTTCTAAGTTGCTAGAAATGGCTTCTGATGCTAGAGAAAGTATCACAGCACAGAGATTTTTGAAAAGTGGAATTATTCAACTTATCAAAGACCTCAAATTATAGGAGAAATCGATGCTAGATGCAATGAAACCCTTGCTTGACAGTGAACTTATTAACGAAGATACTCGTGTAGCAATCCAGGAAGAATGGGATAAAAAACTAAACGAGACTCGTGAAGAAGTACGCACTGAGTTGCGCGAAGAATTCGCACAGCGTTATGAGCATGACAAACAAACAATGGTGGAAGCACTAGACCGTATGGTATCCGAAAGTCTTGAAGCGGAAATTCAAGAAGTTATTACTGAAAAGGAACAACTTGCTGAAGACCGTGTTAAGTTCAACAAGAAGATGGTTGAAAATAGCGATAAATTTAATAAATTTATGGTTACTAAGTTATCTGAAGAAATTAACGATTTAAGACAAGATAGACAAATTCAAGCAGAAGGTATGCAAAAGTTAGAAGACTTTGTAGTTAAGTCACTTGCTAAAGAGATTAAAGAATTTGCACAAGATAAGAAAGATGTTATTGAAACTAAAGTAAGACTTGTAGCAGAAGCAAAGGATAAACTAGAAACTCTTAAAACAACATTTGTTAAAGAAAATTCTGAGAAAATTGAATCTGTTGTTGCCAAGCGTCTAGAAGACGAATTATCACAATTACAAGAAGATGTTAAAGTTGCTCGTGAGAATAACTTTGGACGTCGTATATTTGAAGCGTTCGCTACGGAATTCACTGGTACTCATTTAAATGAGAACGCAGTAGTTCGTGAACTAACTGATAAGATTGTAGAGCGTGATGAGAAGTTAGCCGAAGCGAAAGAAACAATTAAGAAAGCAAAAGTATTAGTTGAGTCGAAAAATAAAGAAGTTGAGACCATTAAGGAATCAAACGAACGTGCCAAGACTATGGATGAACTGTTAAGTCCTCTACAAGAAGACAAAGCAGAAGTAATGCAGAACTTACTTGAAAACGTTCAAACTTCAAGACTTCAACATACATTTGAGAAATACTTACCAGCCGTTCTTGCCAATAAGTCTGTAGGTTCAGATGTAAAACGTAAGAAAGCACTAACTGAGAGTAAAACCGAAGTTACTGGTGATAAACAACAAACAAAAGAACTGTGCGAAGAGAGTATTGACAATATCGTTGATATTCGACGTTTAGCAGGTCTTTAATTAACTGATTTTTAGGAGAAAAAAATGTCAGAACAATTAATCGAAAGTCGTTGGTCAGAGACTAAAGACGCCTTGCTAGAAGGTCTACAAGGTACAAAAAGAACAACTATGGGTGTTGTTTTAGAAAACACTCGTAACCACTTAGCGGAAAGTGCGTCAGCTGGCGCTACTGCATCTGGTAACGTTGCTACACTTAACCGTGTAATTTTACCAGTAATTCGACGTGTGATGCCTACGGTAATTGCAAACGAATTAGTTGGTGTACAGCCAATGTCAGGTCCAGTAAGTCAAATTCATACATTACGTGTACGTTATGGTACTACAATGAATGATACTAGTGCTGTAAACACAGACACTACTGCAGGTGACGAAGCATTGAGTCCATTCAAGATTGCTACAGCATACTCGGCTGGTACAGGCGCTACACAAGCGGCTTACACAGGTGGTGCTACATCAGCTCTTGAAGGTAACGGTGGTCGTAACATTAGTGTTCAGTTATTGAAACAAGCTGTTGAAGCTAAGACACGTAAGTTACAAGCACGTTGGACATTTGAAGCGGCACAAGATGCTAATTCAATGCACGGTATTGATGTTGAAGCTGAAATTATGGCGGCTCTAGCACAAGAAATTACTGCTGAAATTGATCAAGAGATTTTACAATCTTTACGTTCATTAGCAAACACTGAGTTTACATACGACCAAGCGGCAGTATCTGGTACTGCAACTTTCGTTGGTGACGAGCACGCGGCACTAGCTGTTTTAATTAACAGAACTGCTAACTTAATCGCACAACGTACACGTCGTGGCGCAGGTAACTGGGCAGTAACTAGTCCACAATCATTAACAATCCTACAGTCTGCAACTACTTCAGCATTTGCTCGTAGTACAGAAGGTTCATTTGAAGCTCCTACAAACACTAAGTTTGTTGGTACATTAAATGGCGCTATGAAAGTATATGTTGATTCATATGCGGCAGACAGTACAGCAGTACTAGTTGGTTACAAAGGTTCTAGTGAATCAGATGCACCATCTTTCTACTGTCCGTACATTCCATTAATGAGTAGTGGTACAGTATTAGATCCTAGTACATTCGAGCCAGTAGTTTCATTTATGACGAGATATGGCTACGTGGAGCTGACTAACACAGCATCTTCATTTGGTAATGCTGGTGACTATTTGGGTGAAGTGGCTGTGAGCAATTTGTCTTTCTCTTAATATTTGAGATAAACAAAATATCATAGTTCTTTAGAACAGATATAAAAAGGAGCCGAAAGGCTCCTTTTTTACGTGTACAATAAATGTATTGGTTAATTCGACATAAATAAAGTTATGAACAAATACACTTCATGGTACAAGAATATAACCAACAATGCTAAAAACAGAAGCATTACTGGTTATACAGAAAAACATCATATCATTCCTAAAAGTTTGGGCGGAAGTGATTCCGAATCCAATATAGTTGCACTAACAGCAAGAGAGCATTTTATATGTCATTGGTTATTAACTAAAACAACTACAGGAACCGCTCGGCAAAAAATGATTTATGCATTGCGTGTACTACGTGCAAATAATCCCAATCAGCAACGTTATGAAACAAAAATAACTTCACGTGTGTACGAGAACATCAAAAAGGAATACAGTGAAATTCAAAGCGAAAAAGTTTCAGGAAGTGGTAATCCTATGTACGGTGATAAGTTTTACAGAAGCAATGAAGGAAAACGTAGTCAGAGCGCAGGAATAACTGGCGACAAAAACGGAAGTAAACAGCCAGAAGCACGTGCGAAAATATCTGCTAGTAAATTAGGCAAGAAACGAGCACCGTTCTCCAATGAATGGAAACAGCGTTTATCTGAGTCTAGTTCTGGTGAAAACAATTCAATGTATGGTAAAAAACACTTAGAAGAAACCAAAAAGAAAATGTCGTTGAAGGCAAAGGGAAGAAAACAATCCTTAGAAACGATTAAAAAGAAAGCAGATGCATTGCGTGGCACAACACGCCCAAAAAAACAATGCCCGCATTGTAAGAAAATGATTGCAGTTAATACATATCCAAGATGGCACGGCGACAACTGCAAATCAAAAGTTCATTAATTTTAACCAAAATATAAAAAAGGTTGCATCCTAGGTTGTTTGGTAGTATAATACACACAACTTAACAACAAAAAGGATATGTAACATGGACACTGCATTAAATAAGAATGGGAACATTGATTTAACTAAAGAAGAACGCCGAACAAGGGCAAATAACGAAGGAGCCATTGCCGCTGTTGGTGGATGTATTATTGGATTGGTACTCACGATATTTTTTGATGTAAGTGGAATTGCTCCTTTTCTTGGTGCATTTATTCTGGGTAGTTATGTTTATGTACTTGCATATTCAATTAGTGAAGAAACATTAGACGAACGTGCCAAGAAGAACAAACTTGCCGAAGACGAACGTGCCAAGCAGAACAAACTTGACAAGAAGAAAAGATATTCTGAAAATTATACAGAACACGAGGAAGTTATTCTCAATGCATTGAGATTTGCAGATATGAACCGCGAAGCAGACCGATACCAAATCTCATCACCGTCGGAGCGTAAACTTATTGAAAGAGCAATGTACGTAAGTGGTGTATTACATAAGGAGAAATAACATGTTGAAAGTTCTAGGAATCCTATTATTAATTAATGTTGTTTATTTTACAAATGTGGATAATAACGTAGACACTAAAAAAGAAACAGAAACAGAAACAGAAACAGAAACAGTAACTGATCATTGGGGTGTTGCTAGATATATGTGTGCTCGTGCAGTGGAGAATCTGGCAACTTATGGTTACGAATGGGACTATTTTAACGGTCCATTGAGTAATGAATGGTTTACTGCTTCTAGTTCAATGCTTGAAGGCAATGCACAAGCAGGCGATATTGTGTTTAATGGCACTAGTGTTAAGTTTAAAAATGCATTTGGTACACTTAAACCAATGACATTTACATGTGTGTATGATAAAGATACAGAAGCACTAACGTTCCTTAATGTTCATTAACATAATACACACGCACACAAAAAACCCACCGCAAGGTGGGTTTTTTTACGACTAAAATTTCTTAACATAAAACAATTTTCAAAACCGTAATAATCAAAACGGTAATAAATACGTATATTATCTCTAAGTAAAAATATATGGATTTTTTAAAAATAGTTGCAGAAGTAGGTTTCCCAATAGCAGGTGCTATTGGTGCAGGGTACTTTGTATTTTTAACAGTTAAGTTCATACTAGCAGGTGTAACTGGTGGTGTTAATGGACTTAAAAATATCATTGGTGCTTTGGATAATAGA